TTCCTGCCCCACCTCTTGGGGCATGAGGGCGCAGGGCGGGTGACGCACGTTGGTCCCGGCGTGGATCGCGATTTGCTTAACAAGAAAGTGGTGTGCCACTGGCGTCCGGCGTTCCAGCGGCGGGAGTCGGTTCTCCAGTCATACAGCCTGAATGGACAGCGCATCGGCGCGGGTCCAGTGACGACGCTCTGCGAGCATCCTATTCTCAGCGAGAGTCGCGTTACCGCCGTGGACGATGACGTGCCGAACGAGCTTTGCGCGCTGCTCGGCTGCGGACTCAGTACGGCGCTTGGCACTATGGAGATGGAAGCCAATTTGCGCATGGGTGAAACGGTGCTCATCGTTGGGGCCGGGGGACTCGGACTGAACTTGGTGCAAGCTTCCCGAGTCAAAGGAGCTTCGCTCATTGTCGCCATGGACATTGTGGATGATAAGGCCGAGCCATGCCTCAAACTTGGTGCGACGAAATATGTGAACGCCAAGAAGGAGAGCATTCGGGATGCGATGAATCTGCTTGGCATTAAATCGTTTGACGTGATCGTGGACACCACTGGCAGCGTGGAGGCACTGGAAGCATCCATCCCGCTGACGAATGGCCGGTTCATCATGGTCGGACAGCCCAAGCCGGGAGAAGACGTGAAACTGTTGGGTGCGGCGAACATGTTCTTCGGGGAAGGCAAGATGATCAAAGCCACTCAAGGAGGCCGGTTTGATCCGCGCGCGGACGTGCCCCGGTATGTTGGAATGTGGCGCGCTGGGTTGCTCGACATCGAGACTATGATCACCCACCGTATTGGGCTGGACGAAATCAATGCAGGACTTGACATGGTGCGAGCTGGTCAGGCGGGAAGGGTTTTGGTGGAGATGGTATGATCACACAATACACCAGAGAAAGTCTGATGGCCTTCGAAGTGAAGGTAGTTCAAGAATGGGAAGCCGGAGAACTCCCTTCCCTTCTTCACGTTTGCGGCGGGAACGAGGACCAACTGATCGAGATTTTCCAAAACATCCGCGAGCAAGACTGGATTTTTACGAGCCACCGAGCGCACTACCACAACCTGCTCAAAGGCATGTCGGAAGACGAGCTGATGGAGAACATTCGAAATGATCGTTCGATGTTCTGTTACTCGCAGAAACTCCGCATCTACCAGTCCGCGATTCTCGGAGGCAACTGTGGCATCGCCGTGGGCGTAGCGAAAGCCATCCAGAACAGCGGCGAAGATGCGCACGTGTACGTGTTTATCGGAGATGGGGCTGCGGACAATGGATGTCTTTATGAAGCTCTCGTCTACGCCACCGGACATCGGCTCCCGATCACTTTCATCATCGAGGACAATGGGAGGCAGGTTGATACCACCATCGAGCAGCGCCGTGGCCCGCACTGGCTGGACTTCGTGATGGAATCTCCAAATCTGCGCCGGTATCAGTATGAGGCGCGGTGGCCGCATGGAGGCTCTGGCTGTGCGCATCAGATCAAATTCAAGAGAACACATCCACTGACATGAGTGACATTATCTTCTGGCTATTTGTGATCGCAGTAATCGTGGTTTTTGGAATTGTTATTCCTGAACGTCGTCATCGCCGAGCAGCGCGTGAATCTGCGGAGAGGTTGAAAATCTGGTTTGAAACACCTCCTGAAGTGAGGCAGCACATGCGCAAAAGCGGATTCAACCCAACTGACCTTCTATGAAATCATTGCAACTGCTCGGTGATCGTATCATCGCCCGCCTCATCACTCCCGACCGCTCCTCTGGCGGCATCGTCCTGCCCGAATGCGCGGGAAATACGGACAACACTCGTCTGGCTGAAGTGCTGCACGTGGGACCAGGACGCACGCTGGCCAACGGCGTGCTCGTGGAGACGGTGGTGAAGCCGCTGGAACGCCGGACGCCAGTGGCACACCACTTTCTTGTTAAGCAAATCGCGATCCACGCCGGGAACGTGCGCTGAAGATGGGCATTCGCCTTAACATTCCACTCACCAGCCGGTCTATCGAGAATGGCCGGTTCCGCATTTGGCGGAAGAAGGAGGAAACAAAATGAAAGCAACTCAAAAACTCGCACAAATTCAGTGGAAATTGGAGCAAGACGCAGAGATTGAAGCAGCATCCATCTTGGAGAGCATGGGGCTTGTTTCGAAAGACTGCAAGGAATGCAAGATGCGCAGACTTGCTCTTAACCGTTTAGTGGAATGTGACACCTGCCGGGATTCTGGAATTGTTTGGGTTCGCGCAAAATGAGCCGCTCCATCTTCACTTTCAATCGCTACCATCTCGGAGATAACCTCATTTTCCTCCACCTGCTCCGTGCGCTCGCGAAGCAGCACGACCAGACTCCTTTCGTTCATTTCTGCAATGGCTGCGACCTTCACCAACTGCATGAAGTGGTGGCGGATTTGCCGAACATCATCCTCGCCAATTTCGAGTCTCCACTATGGGAAGAACGTGGTAGAATCGAGGCAATTGATACGTGGAAAAATCACGACAGGTTTTGGGAGAACTCACGCTTTCGCTGGGACTGGTCGCAGTTCATGCTCTCGCACCACGATTGGACGGCAGCACGGATGGGGTTCATTTCGCCATTCAAGGTCAGGGAGCACCTGCTGTTTGATTATCCTGCGCTGGAGCAGAAAGGTAGTCTGCTTTATGATTTTCTGATTGTGACGAGTGAACCTTCCAGCGGACAATTTTCCCCGATGGCCCAGCATGGGTCCGGCTATCTGGATAAACTGGTGGGGGCATTGAATGAAGCTGGAAAATCTGTGTGGGTCACTAGTCCTAGTCCCTTCACAAAATTCGGTCCAGACCAAGGAGGATGGAAAGAACAAACTGGACCTTCATGCACCCGAGATTGTGAGATGACGATCACTGGAGTAGGTCGAATTTCACAGATGTGCCAGCATATCATCGGCGTGGCTACTGGACCTCTGTGGCCCTGCATAAATGTCCACAACAATCACTCGCACGAAGGGCGGAAGTTCATCGCGCTGCTGGACAATAATGAGTCCATAAATATGCCCCATTGGAAGCAGACCAACTGCGTGGAAAATGTCTTTGAGATGGCGAAGGAGGAAAAGTGGATTTGACCTATAAAATGGCGTTGAGCCGGATGATGGACGTGATTGCAAAAGACGAGAAATCTCGGTTCGTGGGGTACGGTTTGCTTAATGGACGTGGAGGAAACGGGACGATGAAGAATATCCCCAACGAGAAGGTAATTGAATCCACCGTTGCTGAAGGAATGATGGCAGGACTTGCGCATGGGCTTGCACTAACGGGGTTGCGTCCGTTGCTCTACGTGGAGCGCGCTGATTTTTTGCTCAACGCTGCCGACGCGATTGTGAATCACCTCGACAAAGCCCATCAGATTTCACGAGGGAAATTTTCTCCGTGCGTGATTATCCGCGTGACGGTGGGCAATAGACTGAAGCCTCTCTTTACGGGACCCACGCACACGCAGGATTTTTCCGAAGCTTTCAAGTCGATGCTTCGAATGCCGGTGTATCGAGTCACTACTCCCGATGAGGTGACAGCGGCTTACGGTCGCGCGATCTGGGAGCAGAAGGAAGGCATCGGCTCCTCCATGATTTTCGATTTCAAAGACCTCTTATGACTCTCGAACTTCAAACCACTTTCCTCACCATCCCGCTCGCTGGACTCGGAGCGCAGCCTTATCCACCGTTTGAGGATGCCGAAGGCAATCCCGTCCGCGTGCGCGTGAAGCTCCTGGACACCGTGCGCTTCATGGTGACGCGCTGGAGTCATGAGCCGGATGTCACCATCGGCCTGCCGCTCGTGGCCGGTGTCCCGCTGGAGGAGATTCAGAAAGTGGCGTTGCAGCGGTTGAAAGAAGAATACGAACGGCGGCAACTGGAGTGGCCCACGGATGCCGAAGAACTGAACGGGAGGAACTGATGATCCAAATTGATCAACTTCGAATTGAGGAGAAAGAGGCTTCTGATTTTGTTCATCGCGAGGATTATACCTCTGAGAATGATTATCAGCACGCCTTGGCTTTTGCTAAAGACGACAAGATGATCATTGGTAAATGTGTGGCTACCGAAAAAGGGCTGCGCATTCAGAAGCAGTTTCAATTCCGACTTTCAAAATGGGTTCTCAATAGCCATCCTGAAGAGTCCCGAAAACACGCTATGCAATCTCTTTTTGCTTCCTTGGGTGAGTCTATTTTGGAGAACAACGGAGGTGTAATTTGAAAGCCGCCATTCTCACCCAACTCAACGCCCCGCTCACCGTCGCGGACATCGAGCCAGAGTGGACGATGATTGGCAGCGAAGGCGAAGGCGCGCTGCGCTTCGGGCAGGTCAGGGTAAAAATGCTCGCAAGTGGGATCTGTGGTGCGCAGCTTCTCGAAATCGGAGGACACAAGGGCAATGGAGCGTTCCTGCCCCACCTCTTGGGGCATGAGGGCGCAGGGCGGGTGACGCACGTTGGTCCCGGCGTGGATCGCGATTTGCTTAACAAGAAAGTGGTGTGCCACTGGCGTCCGGCGTTCCAGCGGC